CGACCTCGGGCGCCGTGGTGCCCGTTCCGACGACGACCTACATCGACTGGGCGGTGGCCGGCCAGCGCGCGATCGTTACCGACGGCACGACGAACGTGCTCGGCGTGGTGCAGTCCGCGGCAGGCGCCAGCATCACGCTCGACGTCAGCCCGGCTCTCGCGCGCGGCTACATCATGCCGGCGGTCCCAGTGTTCTTGGACGCGCAGCTCGGGTTCACGCGCTACCAGAAGATCGGCTCGCTCGAAAGCTGGCAGATCAGCGGCCGTGCCGTGCAATTCGGCTACGAGAGCGGATCGAGCATCCCCGCGGTCAAGGCCTTGAACGGTGTGACGGGCGGCTACCTGACCGGGATGATCGCTGTGTTCCGTACGCCTGGCACGATCGGAAACGGATCGTCGCTGCAGCTGCAGGCCGGCTCGGCGCTCAACGCCGGTACGCTGATCGTGACCGGGACGAACGCGTACCTGTTCCAGTTCAAGAACGGCGTAACGCAGATCCTCGACTTGCTCAACGCGCTCGCGGCGTCGAACCTCTACCTGATCGGTGCCTTCTCGGGCCCGATCACGAGCACGCTGCGCACCGGTGCGGACGAATTCGGCCCCACGACGCTGAGCGGCGGCGTCGACAAGAACTGGGGCACGATGGGCAACGGTGCGACGGTGACGACGTACCTGTCCCGTCCCGTCTGGGATCGCGGGCTCGAGGTCGGCGACAGCGACTCGATCCACTCGATGACCGAGTTGCTCGATCTGGGCGGCGTGCCGGCACTGTTTCAGACCGCGGCGGTTCCCGATTGGGGCCGCGCCGTCCGCAAGTCGGACATGGACATCCGCGAGTGGCAATGGCTCAAGGCGTTCCAGGTTGCAGTGCGCGGACGTCAGCGCGCGTTCTGGTTGCCGACGATGCGGGCGGATCTCTCGCCGGTTTCTCTCGATCCGGGGACGCTCATGGTGTCGTCGACCGTCGGCGATCTGCTCGCGTGGTATCCGACGCTGCGCCAGCAACTCCGCGTCGAGCTCGCCGACGGCTCGGTGCAGTACATCCAGATCACTGCCTACGTGGACAACGGCAACGGCACGTACTCGCTCACGATCACGAGCAGCAACACCGCGTACAACCCGGCGGGCGGTGGAGCGCACATCGCGGCGGCGGGGATCAACCTCGTGTCGTGGCTCGATCTCTGCCGTTGGGAGAGCGACGACTTCGAGGTGCAGTTCGCGAGCGATACGGAGTTCTCGTTCGCGGCGCAGGCGAGGGCGGTGAAGTCATGACGTTCGACGCAGACGAGCGCGGAGTTGAAACATCCCAGCCTCGCGAGTTCATCGAGATCTCGCACGGCACGACGACGTATCGCGTCGCGTGTGGCCAGCGCGACATCTACTACAACGGTGCGTTGTTCGCGGCAACCGCGCCTGCGGCGCGGGGTGAGCTTCGATTCGATCAAGTCACCTCGCTCGTCGCAATGGAGATCCAACTGCCGGCGAATCACGCATTTGTCGCGCGCTATCTCGCGATGAGTTCGCCGCCCCGTCAGATCACCGCGACGGTTCGCCGCCAGCAGTTGCAAAGCGGCGATGTTCAAACGATATGGATCGGCTACGTCGTCTCGATCGCCATCGATCGTCACACGGCCAAGATTTCCGTTCCGGCGCGGACGGCGCAGGCGCTGACGATCAGCGTTCCGACGATGCTCGTTGATTCGTCATGCACCAACGTCCTCTACGACGCGGGGTGCGCGGCGGTGCGCGGTAGTTTCACGATCAGCGCAACCGTGAGCGCGGTGGACGGTCGCAGCGTCACCGTTAGCTCGATGAGCGGTAACCCCGATCAGTGGGCGCAGTTCGGCGAGCTCATCCACGTGAGCAGCGGCGAACAGATGATGATCATCGATCAAACCGGGACCGCCATCACGATGCAGGCGCCGATCGCCGAGATGCGACTCGGAGACTCGATCCAGATCGCGGCGGGCTGCGATCACAGCATCGATACTTGCAGCCTCAAATTTAGCAACGTCGTGAACTACGGCGGCCTGCCGCAACGTCCAACGAGCGACATCTACTTACCGCACGGCTTCGGCATTAGGGAGCAGACCTGATGTGGGGCCTGATTGCGGAGATTGGTTTTCTGGGGCTCGACTATGCGTATCACCGCTGGATCGAAACGCCCCCGCCTCCGCCACCACCGGCGCGCTATCTCACTGTTCCGCGCGTCGATGCCGGCGCGCCCTACGCCCTGATTTACGGACGCTGCCGCGTGCGTGCCCCGGTGATCGCGTGGGCAGGTAACGCGGATGTCTCCGGCGGCGGCGCGGCACCATACGTCTATAGCCTCGATCAGTTCATCGTGCTCGGCTTCCCGTTCCTGAACGGCACAGGAAACATCCACGGCATGTGGGCGGGTGACGTGTCCTGGCCGTTCGGAACGGGTACGGGCACGCTCGCATCGCCGATCTCGGTTAGCAGCAACCGAAAGGTGGACGCGACCCGTTTCTCGGGCGGCCAGCTCGAATTTCTCAGCGGCAGCAGCACGCAGCAACTCGTCGATCCGGGAACGTTCGCGGCCACGACGTGGGCGGCCACGAAGATGATTTTCGCCGGACTCGGCGGGACTGCGATTCCGGGCTATCGCTACAAGGCGTGCGTCACGCTTTTCGGCGACGCGACGGTGTCATGGCTTCTCGATCTAGGCACGCAGGTGCCCGCGTACAGCTTCGAGACGTCCAGCTTTCCCGCGTCGCCGCTCGGTCCGGCCGATCGAATCGACGCGGGCGACGGACTCAACTGCGACGCGAATCCAATCGACGTCCTCTACGACCTGCTGACGGTTCAAGTGGCCAGACTTGGCCTGCCGACGAGTCGCATCGATCTTGTATCGTTCAAGGCGGCGGCAACAACGCTGGCCAGCGAGGGGCACGGATTCTCGCGTTCGTTCGAAGGCGGATCGCCTGCCACGGAACTAATCCAGGAAATCCTTCGCCAGATCGACGCGACGCTGTACGAGGATCCGACCGATGGACTCGTCAAGATCAAGTTGGTTCGTGCCGACTACGATCCGACGACGATCCCGAAGATCTCGCCGGCCAACTGCAAGCAACTGGACAACGTCCAGATCGGCGGATGGACGAACATCCCCAACAAGGTTCGGATCAAGTTCCTGAACCGGCAAGACTCCTACAAGGACGGATCCGCGTCGGCGCAGAACCAGGCCAACGCGTCGGGGCAAGACGGTCAGACGCGAGAGATTCAACTCTCCATGCCCGGGGTCTGCACGCAGGCTCTCGCGGGCAAGCTCGCGAGTCGCGAGCTGGGCGCTCGATCCGCGCCGTCGATCAAGTGCTCGGCGATCGTCGATCGCTCCTTCTATGCCACGGTGCCGGGCGATGTTGTCAGTTTGTCGTGGCCCGAGTACGGCATCTCCGGTGTGGTGATGCGCGTCGCAAACGTGAGCCGCGGAACGCTGGCCAACGGGGCAATCAAGCTCGATCTTCTTCAAGACTTCTTTTACGTGTGGCGCTATCAACCACCGAAGGCGATTGCAATGCCCCCAGTCAAGCAGGTTGGAACCGCTCACTGACAGACGTAGAAGCGCACCTGAAACGTCACGGGATCGGCCGGCGGAACGCGCACGGACTTGCAGCATCCGACAACTCCGTCGAACTCGAACGTCACCGGACAGAGATCGGTCGCGCTTCCCGATGTGGCGGTGCACTGCGAACCGCTTCCCATGGGCGGGGATCCGTTCTCGGCGACCTGACACGCGATCTCGCACTGGTTGATCACCACGCCGGAGCCCGCGGCATAGCCGTCGCACATCACGATCTCGTGCGGGTTGGGCGCCGAGCTCGACGTGCACCCCGCCGCCAACATCGCGACTAACCACAGCTTGCTCATGCCCCACAGCCTAACCAGGCCGCCGCCGGTCCGGAAGATTAAGAAGCCCCGAAGGTTGGCCTGATTCGCGCCGGGCCGCCTAATTCGACCCCCTCGGGCGCTCGGGCCTAGCGTGGATATGTGGCCGACGAGGACGACGTAACGCCGCCGCGGTTGCCAATCGCGCGTGCGCTGCCGAAGCCAAGGCGCCCCGGCTCGCACTGGGACGACGACCAGCGCGCCACCGTCGGGCGCAAGACGCCGCCGTACGGAGCGCCGATCCCCGAGCCCATCAACTGGGACGAGCTCACGGATCGCTACGAGGGCGACGAGTTGGATCGCATGCGCTCCATGCGCCCAACGCCCTACAAGGTGCGCAAGTTGGAGCGCGACGTCACGGCACTCACCAAAGACGTGGCCGAGACCAAGACCGACGTCGCGGTGATCGGCGTCGAGACCAAGGCGCAAACCAAGATGCTCGAGCGGCTGCTCGACGACCAGGCGGACGCCGTCAAGACTCGGCGCGAGCGCGTCACCAAGCTCATCGGCGGCGCCGTCGCGCTGCTTACCGGCGGCGGGTTCCTCCACTGGCTCATGGGGCGACTGTGAGCGACGAACTGACGATCGATCGCCGGTTCGATCTCATCTTGTCGAGGCTCGAAGAACTGTACGAGCTCGTCGGCACCAAGCAACAGAAGCAACTCGATTCGATCATCGACACGCTGAAGTCGGACCGCGCCGCGATTGCCGCGCTGGGCCGCCAGGTCGGAGACACCAAGATCGATCTCGTCAAGCACCGCAACGAGCTTGACGACCACAACACGCGTATCGCCGCGCTCGAGGCGGCTCAGAAACCACCAAGGAAAAAGAAATGAAAACCCTATCGTTTGTTTTGCTCACCGCGATCGTTTCGTTGTTCTTCTATGTCGGCTGGACCGCAGCGGCTCATGCCGACGACGCCGGTAGCGGCTCTGCCGTATCCGCATCGGCGCCCGCTGCGTCACAACTCCACGATCCCGTCTCGAGCCCGGCGGCGGCGTTCGACGACGTCAAGGCTGCCAAGAAGTTCGGCTGGCTCCTCGGCGTTCTCGCTGCTGGCGTCGTGCTGTCGAAGGCTGCGGGGCGGCTCATTCCCAAGGTGAGTTGGCTCAACAAGGGCAAGGTTCCCGTGATCACAGGCGTCATCCTCGCCACGCTCGCGGGCTGCTACGACGCCGCGGCCTCGGGCGGATCGTGGACGGCGGTGGCATTCGCCGCGCTCCTGGGTCTCGCGCACTACCGCGATGCCTCTCCGTCGGCGGGCGCGTGACCGCTGACATCCTCGCCATAGCCGGCGCAGGCACGACGGCGCTCAGCATCGTCGCGATCATCATCCTCGTCTACAAGCTCAGCGGTGCGAGCGACAAGCTGCTCACGAGCTACGCCGCCGAGCGCGAGACGGAGCGTGCGGTGATCCACGCCGAAACCGATCGCGACGCCGCTCTCGCGGGCCGCGCCAAAGCCGAAGCGGAACGTGACGCCGCGCTCAAGCGCCTCGCCGCCACGTCGATTCAGCGCAACGACGCACTCATGGAAAGGGAAGCCGATGTTGCTACCGAAGCTGCCACGTCCCCTGATGCCGCCTCGGCGCTCGCCGTTGCTAACCGCGAGTTGGCTGGTGTGGTGTCTGGCGAGCTGCCATCACGAGCCCCCGCCGTGCCCGCCGCAAGTCCTGCCGCCGGCACAGATCACGGTGACGCCCGATAAGACGCCGTGCGACCTGCCGCCGTGGCCCGCGCCGCCCGTGCTCGGAGGCGTCCCGAGCGGCACCACGGTGACGCTCACGGAGAGCGGACTCGGCGAGTTGGCTCGGTTCGGCAGCGGCGTCAATGCGTGGAAGCGGGCCGCGCTGACGTGCCTGGGAGTGCCGTAGTGCGCGAATACCAGCGACTGCTTGGTTCCGAGACGTCGTTGACGTCGGGCCAGTACACGCGGGCCGGCGGCGCTACGACGATTAGTTGCAAGCGCTGCGGCGAGCGCTCGGCGATGACGCTGCCCGTGCTTCCCGGCGGCCGAGTCATCGGCGCGTGGCTGTGTCAGCGGTGTCCGGAACGGGATTTCCTGACGCTCTGCGACTACGACCTCGAGGTGATCGAATGAAGACGGGCAAGGAAACACTTCGCGACCTCGCGCGGCGGCGCGCTGCTCTACACCGGGGGTATCAAATGATTCGCGGACTGCTCCATGCGCTTGCGTATCTGCTCCTGACCATCGCGGGCGCGGCCTGGCTAGGCGGTGCGCTGTGAGCCTCGAGTGGCTCAAGGACTACGGCGTGGCAACGCTGGTCGCCGCTATCGCGCTGGCTGCGTCGATCTACTGGGCGGTGTCGCTGTGAAGGTCCGCGGCTGGCGCGAGACGCGCGAGACGAACGCGATCATGACGCCCGATGGGCCGCTGATGATCCGGCAGGGCGATTTCGTGCTCGTCACGATCGCATCGAGCTTCGAGAAAGCGAGCGCGCTAGCCGCCGACGAGATCCGCAAGTTGAGGAAGCCCGACAATGGGTAAGAAACGCCCGCCGGGATGGCTCGAGGCGCTGCTCGCCAGCGGCGAGCTCGCACGGACGGCGCAGGGCTGCGCGACCGAGCAAGCGTTGGCGGTAAAACTCGGCGTCACATACAACTCCTACTACCAGATCGCGCACAAGATGAGGCAGCGCGGCGGCTACTGGCCGACGCTCGCGGAGCTTCAGAACGCCCAGGAAGTGAAGCCAGCGTGGGGCGGTGTCCTCACTTCGGATTTCGGTGACGAGACGCCGACGAATCCCGAGTTGCACATTGACACGGCGATCGCGGCGCGGCGCGAAAAGTCCGAGAGCGCAACCCTCAGACGCCAACTCGGCATGGCCCTGGCTGAGATTGAAAAGCTCCGACTGCAAGCGCAAGTCGCCACCGACGCGGAGCATGCTCGCGGCTCGGTTCCGCGCATCGAGCGCCATCACGCCGGAGGCGCGCTCCGCGAAGCCACCGCTGTCGCCATCGCCAGCGATTGGCACATCGAGGAGCATGTCGACGCGGCGTCCGTGAACGGCGTCAATGAGTACAACCTCGAGATCGCTCGTAAGCGAGCCGCGAAGTTCTTCTCGGGCTTCATCTATCTGATTCGCTACCACCAAGATCATTTCTCCATCAAACATGCACTGCTCGGGCTGCTCGGCGATCTCATCACCGGATATCTGCGCGAGGAGAACCTAGAGGCAAACGAGCTGTCGCCGGTGCAGGCCATTGCATCGCTCGATGTCTGGATCTATGACGGCATCCGCCAGATTCTCGACGAGACGGACGTCGATCTGGATGTCGTGTGCCTGTCCGGCAATCACGGCCGACTCACCGACAAGGTGCGCCCGTCGACACGCGAGGCCAACTCGATCGAATGGCTGCTCTACGTCGGGCTAGCGCGTCGGTTCGCGAACGAGTCGCGCGTCCGGTTTCACTTGCCGGCAGGATCGCAGACGTACTTCAAGATCTACGACTACACGATTCGCTTCCTGCACGGCGACGAGTGCAAGTTCGGCGGCGGCATCGGCGGCGTCACGATCCCGATCTACAAGGCAATGGCTCGCTACGAGACTGTGCGCCATGCCGATCTCACCGTCCTCGGGCACTTCCACCAGTACCACGACCTCTCGGACCTCGTCGTAAACGGCTCGCTGATCGGCTACACGCCGTATTCGCAGGCCATCGGCGCGCGATTCGAGCAACCGCGGCAGGCTTTCTTCCTCGTGGACTCCGTTAGGGGCAAGACGATGCCCGCAGATATTTGGGTGACGTAGCCATGAAGAAGGTCGAAGACGGACTGACTCCGCAGCAGCGATGGCGGATGAAGAACCCGGAAAAAGCGCGCGCAGCAGTTAGGCTCTCCGCAAGGCGACGCAAGGCAGCGGACCCTGAAGCATATCGAGCGAAGCAGCGCAAATGGTTCGCCGACAACCGCGAATACGCGCGTGAGTTGTGGCGACGGTCCTACCGCAAAAACATCGACAAGAAATTAGCGGCAGCCAAGATCAAGCGCGAGCGTAATCGCGACAAGGCGCTTGCATATGCCCGGGAATGGCGCAAGCGGAACCCCGAACGCGGCAAGGCGGCTATCGCTCTGTGGCGCAAGGAAAATGCGGATCGCATTCGGGCGCTCAATCACAACTACCGGGCGCGCAAGAAGAACGCAAACGGCTCGTCGTCCGCCGAAGCGATCGCTGCTCGCATTGAATACTACGGCGGACTCTGCGCCTATTGCGGCGTCGACTTCGCGCATCTCGATCACGCGATTCCCCTGTCGCGCGGCGGAACGCACTGGCCGGCGAACATTTACCCCGCTTGCGAGTTTTGTAACTCGAGCAAGAAGGATAAGACGCCCGCGGAGTTCCGCGCATACATCGCCGCCAAGAGGGCCGCATGACCTGGCTCGCCGTCGCGATCCTGATCTTCTTCGGCGCTGCCGCGTACGACTGGTGCAACGTGCACTTCCTTGCGGCGAATAGCGACGGGCGAGCGTTACACGGTGCGAACTGGGCCACCGCGACGTCCGCGATCGGCATTACCGCGATCCTGCTCATGAGCCGCTGGTCGATGTCGTTCACCGGGCCGGACCTCGCGGGCGTCTGGGTCGGGATGT